CCATTCAGCGATCTATAACCTAGACGCGGCGAACGGTGGATCTACATTAACACCGGGAACATTGTACGCACAGTACAACGTGACTGAACAATCAATAACAGCGGGTGATGCCGCAGACACTACTCCTAACGTTGCAGACTTCCAGCTATTCAGATACGAGGGTGGTCCAACAACTATCACAAGTTTACTTGCTACACCTAGCTTCACAGGTTCAGACACTTTTAAAATACAAGAGTCATTGAAGAACCAAGAAGCTTTAAGTTCAGCTGTTACTGTCACAGTAGGTGGTACTACTGCTGATGACTTTATAGCGGCAGTGAACGGTGCAGGCCTAACAAACGTTAGTGCTTCTAAATTAACTACTGGTGAGATCACAATGACACATGCACTAGGCGGTGAGTTTAGAATGACCGAAGAAGGTATGACAGGAACACCACTAACAGACGCAGGTTTCAGTGCAACGACGGCACATGCTTACGGAACATACACGGCGAACAGTGCGACACTGATCGACAACTTGTATGATCTTCCAACAGGTGACAGCATTGACTCAAGTGCCAACACAGGTATCATGGCTTCAAACTTTAAGAGATTGAGTTACACAGCTTCGGCAAGTGCACCAAACAATGAGCCAACAGATGGTACATTATGGTATAACACTAACCTTGAAGCTGACATCATGGCACACAACGGAACAACTTGGGTTGGATATGCGACAGCATACGGAACAACAGACCCAGCTGGTCCACAGTTTTCAGCAACAGCACCGACTACACAGTCAGATGCTACTGCACTTGTAACAAATGACTTATGGATTGACACAAGTGATCTAGAAAACTTTCCAAAACTTTACAAATACAACACATCGGCTTCGATCAGTTCAACTAACACAGCCAACCAAGTAGCAGTTACAACTACTGGTGCGGCATGGGTACTAGTTGACAAAGCTGACCAAACAACAGAAGACGGTGTAGTTTTCGCAGATGCAAGATGGCACACTGCAACTGACAAAGCGGCAGGCACTAGCACAGCGGCAGGAACAGCTTCAACAATTAAGAACTTGTTGAGCGATGGCTTCCTAGACCCTGATGCTCCAGATCCAACAAACTACCCACAAGGTATCTTGCTTTGGAACACTAGACGTTCAGGTTACAATGTTAAAGAATACAAAAATAGTTACATCACAACTGCAAAATATCCAGGTTCTGGATCAAGTGGTTTGGGTAACATCAGATACAACAGCAACGAATCTGTTTCAAGTTACTACCCAGACAGATGGGTTACTAAATCAAGCAACAACGCAGACGGTTCTGGATCTTTCGGAAGGAAAGCACAGAGAAAAGTTATTGTTGAGCAACTGAAATCAGAGATCGACACTAACCAAGCAATCAGAGAAGACCAAAGGGGCTTCAACGTGATAGCTACACCTGGTTACCCAGAAATGATACAGAACATGATCAACCTAAACACAGACAGGAACAACACGGCGTTTGTAGTTGGAGACACTCCAATGAGGTTAGCAGGAACATCAACTGCAATCCAGGATTGGGCCAACAACTCATCAGCGGCACTAGACAACGGCGAAGACGGCCTTGTAAGTGCAAGTGATTACTTGGGTGTGTTTTATCCATCAGGTCTGACAACAGACAACACAGGAAAATCGATTGTAGTTCCGGCATCACACATGATGATGAGAACACTGGCAAACAGTGATAACACTTCTTACCCATGGTTCGCACCAGCAGGAACAAGAAGAGGTGTAGTCGACAATGCCACATCAGTTGGTTACGTTAATGCAGACGGAGAGTTCCAAACAATATCTGTGACGGAGTCAGTGAGAGATTCAATGCATGAAGTTAAAATCAACCCAATCACTTTCTTCTCAGGAGCAGGGATTGTTAACTTTGGTAACTTGACGAAAACATCGGCAAGTTCAGCACTAGACAGAATAAACGTTTCGAGATTAGCAGTCTACTTGAGAACACAGTTAGACGCTCTTGGAAAACCGTTTATCTTTGAGCCAAATGATGAGCTGACAAGGAATGAGATCAAACAAGCAGTTGAATCATTCTTGTTAGAACTTGTTGGACAAAGAGCATTGTATGACTTCCTAGTAGTTTGTGACGAAACAAACAACACACCTACAAGGATTGACAGAAATGAACTTTACGTGGATATAGCAATTGAGCCGATCAAATCAGTTGAATTTATTTACATACCTTTAAGAATCAAAAACACAGGAGAAATTGCACAATTAGGGAACTAATTTTGGAATAAAAAGGAGAATATATGGCAATATCAACATTATCTAAATTTACAGTACCTTTAAGCAACGATCAAAGCTCAGCATCACAAGGTCTGTTGATGCCAAAACTTCAATATCGTTTCAGAGCAATCCTGGAAAATTTTGGAGTATCAACACCAAGATCAGAACTAACAAAACAAGTAATAGACATCACGAGACCTAACTTGACTTTTGACAACGTACAACTAGACGTGTACAACTCGAAAGTTTATGTTGCTGGTAAACACACTTGGGATCCTATCACAATCAATTTAAGAGATGACGTAAACAACTCAGTTACTAAACTGGTCGGCGAACAGATCCAGAAACAGTTTGATTTCTTCGAGCAAAGTTCAGCGGCATCAGGTATTGATTACAAATTCACAGCTAGAATTGAAATGCTAGACGGTGGTAATGGAGCAAGTACACCAAATGTATTAGAAACATTTGAACTGTACGGTGCTTACGTTGAGAACGTTAACTACAACACATTGGCATACGCAACTTCAGATCCAGCAACAATCACTATGTCATTGAGATATGACAACTGTATACAGACACCAACAGGTACAGGAATTGGAACAGCAGTAGCTAGAACGATCGGTACACTATCAACTGGTGGTTAATCAAAATTAGACTTAGCATTTAATACACTGAAAGCGTCTTTATAGGCGCTTTTTTTGTGACTATAAATAACAGTATGCCAAGCATAAACAATTTCTTAAAAGGTTTCCAGGACGGATTACCAGGTATGAAAGACTACCAACACGCATCTCGACTGTTCATAGATGACAATCACAAGCTACAACCAAAACAGAAGTTCCTGTTCCATGTTGTGTTCAGCACAGACGAGACCCTGTTCTTCAATGGTTACAATTCCAACGAGAAGAAAGAACTCAACATGTTGGTCAAATCATGTGACCTGCCCAAGTACGGCATGAACCTCGAAGAGAAGATACAGTACAACAAGAAGATGTATGCGGCAACCAGAATACAGTACGAACCGGTCAACATAGCATTCCATGACGATCACGCAGACACTGTCAACGCTTTCTGGAAGAAATACTACGAGCATCACATAGCGGATTCTGTCTCTATGGATACCTCTGCGATAATTTCAGCCACCAAGGACAATCTCTACGATGGCATTGAATCGAACAAGAGAACAAACAAGTTTGGGATGGACACTCCAACCAAACGTAAGAAGCCTTACCTCAAGGGCATAGAGATCTTCGTGCTACACAAGAAAAGGTTCACATCAATGACATTGGTCAATCCTGTGATAGGATCATTCTCTCACGATAACCTAGACGTGGCAGACGGCACCGGCGTGTTGCAGAACACCATGCAGATATTCTATGAGACCGTGATATACAAGGCAGGAGTAATTAAAGAAGCCAGGTATGGTAGGAACAATGTACCAGGGTTTGCTGAAATACATTACGATAAATCACCATCACCACTTTCAGTGCTGGGCGGAGGAACAACCAGTATATTTGGACCGGGAGGTGTCGTGGATGGTATAGGGTCTGTTATACAAGATTTTAGGGGTGGAAACATACTGGGTGCGATACTGGGTGCATCAAACACGTACAACAACGCCAAGAAACTCAAAAAGAAAGATGTCAAGGCCGAGCTGAAAGGCATAGCCAAGGGTGGTATACTCGAAGTGGGTAAACAGGCAGGCACAATATCTAATCCCATCGGACAGTTCTCAGTGGGAGCGGCCGTGGCAGGAGCGGCCATACTGGCATCGGCCAAGGGCACCAACGACAACAAGAAAAACAGCGACACCAGAATCATCACGAATCCCACACTGGACACAATCAACTACCTCGGAGCCAACGAATCATTCAACCTTGTGATCACTGACTCCGTGATAAAAACCGAGATAGCGGCATTCCTCTATTACAGAGACATTGGTTCGAGATCAGGTAAAACTAGGGCCGCATCTGATGTGGACTACGCAGGTTCTTCAACAACCACTAAAAGAGTGTACGAGAACAAGGCAGTAACGGACATAAGAAAACTAGTTACAGAAGGATATGTAAAGATTAGAAGGACTTCACAAGATGTGGAAATTGCAATAGAGAAAGTGGGATTATAATGGCAGAATTTTACACGAACTTACCACCCAAACAGAAAGACCAGTTGGATAAGACCATAGAGAAACTTACAACCACAAACTACCAAACGGAATACGAGTTCAGTGCAGGTGATTACGACACGGCAATAGGATTCTTTGTCAAAAGAGGATTCAAGAGGACGGCCGCGGAGTCCACTGCATATGTGATACTGTCACAGGCTAAGATAGACAGTGTGAGTCCACAACTGATATTAGATAAACTAGGTGAGTCATCGGAAGCACAACTGTCTGAATTGATAACAATAATATTGAACGCCAACAGATACAAATCCAGCAGATTGGGTGTGAGGCAGACCTTGACCACCAAAGAAACAGTGTCTAGAAACATCATAGATTAATCCATGCATGGCAAATTTTATATCACAGGTTCTAAACGAGGGCTGGGTCAAGCATTAAAAGAAAAATATAGTTCTGTAGATACTTTCGAAGACTGCGATATTTTTATCAATTGTAAGCACGATGGGTTCGAACAAGT